CTGACCCCTGGCCTCACGCAGTTATAGACAACTACTTTACAGATGATTACTATGATGAACTGTACAGTGCGTTGCTGGACACACACCCAAAGGTGTTGAGCAGTGAGCTGGGCGATAGCATGACATATGGTGATGATAGACTACATCAATATGTAAAGGATGATATTCCCTATTTAGAAAGCGTATTCCCCGATCGCAAAGGACCATATGACGAATTACACATAGATGCGTTTCTATGTAGTCAGGCTCCGTGGTTTGAGTATTATATACATAACGATGCACCCAGCAAGGTGTTTGGTATGATTGTGTATATGGGTCCGGAAGGTGTAGGAACAAGCCTGTACAATGGACCTGAAGAATCTAACTATGTAAAAACTATAGATTGGAAACCGAATAGAGCACTAGTTTGGCCGTTGGACATGTATAACACCGACGGTGAAAGAACATTCCATAATTATAGAAATCCAACAGACAAAGTGCGTGATACTATTAACATAATGTACAGAATGAAGTATGATATAAATGAAGTCTACCCGTAATAAATGGCGCTTGGGCAATGTAGTTGATTTAACTAGATATCCTATTAATCAGCGTCATACACTAGAATATAAAAAATTAGTTAACAGCACACGCAAGATATTAGAAGTTGATTCTTGTGTTTCACTTCCAAACTTTATCCTCGAAGATAAACTTAGTGATTTACAAAACGAAGGCAACACTGTAAAAGATCAAGCAGTTTATAATCTAAAACCACAGAATCCTTATTTCAGCGAAATGCCTGAGGATGCACCCGAGGATGATCCTCGAAGATACAAAGGCACTAGAACACAAGGGTTTGTAAGATCAGATTATTTTGACAGGCAAAAGGATCTATGGCAACTTTATTCTCATCCTGATGTTAGTCAATTTATAGCAGATGTAGTTGAGGTTCCTGAGCTATTTTACTACGAAGATCCGTTTGGCAGTCTTAATATGAGTGTACAGAAGAAAGATGACGAATTTCATTGGCATTTTGACACAAATGATTTCACCGTTACATTGATGTTACAAAAAAGTGAAGGTGGCGGACGATTTGAAATTAATCCTAATACAAGGACAGCAAAAGACGAATGTTATGATAATGTAAAGAAGATTATCCGTGAAGATTTTGATAAACTTATTTCTTATGATATTGAACCAGGTGCTTTTCAAATATTCAGAGGACGCTACGGTATGCATAGAGTTACACCTGTTGTAGGAGATACTCCAAGACTGATCGCTGTAATGAGCTATGTATTACAACCCGGCATGTTTGCAAGTCCAGAACGCAGTATGCAGGTATGGGGTGAAGTACACCCTTTACAAGTAGAAGCTCAAAGACGCAGATCAGACGGACTTTTAGATTAATTTACCAAAACACTTGACAAAAGTTTTATGTGATTATATACTATACTGTATATAATTAATAGTGAGAGGCAAATATGAGAACACAACCAGATTTTATTATTCGTAAACTTGAAGACCACAACAGTCGCTTAGACAAAGAAGCGATTCTTGCAACTGCACACGACGAAGGTGTTCCAGAGTTCTTTGAAGGTTTGCGTATGGCATTGGATCCGCTTGTGACTTTTGGTGTGAAGCAGGTTCCAGAGCGTTCAGATGTGCTAACTGGTCAAGGGCTGTCTTGGGAAGTGTTCAAAGAGCTTGCAGATAAACTTATAGCAAGAGAGCTTACAGGTCATGCGGCTCGTGATGCTATTGAATTAACAATGAATGTTGCTACTACCGAACAATGGAATGATTGGTATCGTAGGATCCTTATTAAAGACTTACGATGTGGTGTGAGTGAAAAAACAGTAAACAAAGTAGTACCGGGTACTGTTCCTGTGTTTACTTGTCAGCTTGCTCACGACAGTGCCAATCACGAAAAGAAGATGACTGGTAAAAAGCAGATTGAAATCAAACTTGATGGTGTTCGTGTGCTAACTGTTATCCAGGGCGACAAGGTTGAAATGTTCAGTCGTAACGGAAAACAGTTTCATAACTTTGGACATATCATTGATGAGATTAAAGAAGTATTAAAAGAATTTCCTGTACCTTATCCACTTGTACTAGACGGTGAGGTAATGAGTGCTAACTTTCAGGACCTAATGAAACAAGTACACCGTAAAGATAATGTAAGTGCAAATGATGCTGTACTACATTTGTTTGACACTATTCCGTTGGATTGTTTCCAAAATGGTGTATGGGATAAGCCACAGAGTTTCCGTAGTGCTATTACCAAGGCTTGGGTAGAACAGCATACAAGCGTTTTAAAGCATGTACAAGCACTTGACTGGGAGGAGGTAGACCTAAGTACTCCTGAAGGCGAACAACGCTTTGTAGGGCTTAATAAAGCGGCTGTAGACGGTGGTTACGAGGGTGTTATGATCAAAGATATTGATGCACCTTATGAGTGTAAGCGCAGTCATGCTTGGCTCAAAGCCAAACCGTTTATCGAAGTAACATTAAAGGTAATTGGATATGAAGAAGGTACTGGACGGAATGTCGGACGCCTTGGAGCTCTGGTTTGCTCCGGCAACGACGATAACAAAGAAATCACAGTCAATGTTGGTAGTGGCTTTAGCGATCGTGATAGAGATGATTTTTGGAACGCTGGCGATAATCTACTTGATCAACTTGTGGAAGTAAGAGCAGACGCTGTGACACAGAATCAAGACGGTACTTACAGTTTGCGCTTTCCACGCTTTAAAACATTCCGCGGATTCGCGGCAGGGGAAAAACTTTGATTGAACTATTAGTTATTATTTGGTTAGGTAGTTTAGTACTAGCCATTGCAACTGAATGATCCAGACTCTCAAAAACAGTTGACTTTTTTAAACCTAGGCTATATACTAATTGAAACATTAGGAGATTTATGACGTGGCTATTCCGAAAAGAACTAAAAAGAAAACAGTTAGAGCGGCTCCAAGAGTACGGCGCGGCTCAAAAATTACTGAACCTACCTGGCAAGGCTGGGAGGAAATGGATGGTGCCACCTTTCATAGATTCAAACAAGGTACTCATTCATGGTACTATGAAAACTATAAACCTGTAGATTTATATCCAGCAGTTTTTGTTTGGATGAAAGATAATGGGTATACTGCTACTGATATTAAAAACGCAAAAGCTGCTCCTGCTAGTACACTAAGCGTTACAGCAGGCATTGTTGCTAAAATGCTAAACAATGGCATGCCTGACTATAATGAAAAGCATAATGTTTATTGGCAAAGTTTGCCTGGAACACTAGGCGAAATTAAACCTTCTAGTAATTTTCTTAAGGAAAGAATTAGTGATGCTATTACAGCCGGCAGTAAAGTTGTAGAAGTTAAAAAAGTAGAAGAAAAAGAAAAAGCCAGTGTATATGTTCCTACTATCCAAGAGCGTATTAGAGATCAAGCATATATTCAAAGCGAAGCAATAGACGAGTGGCTAGAAGGCTTTATACGCGATAAAGATTCATTTGATCCTAAAGGTTTTGACTTTAAAAAGCATTTCCAAGAAAAAGGAGTAACACAAGCACACGCTCGAAAGTTAAAAAGTTTCTTTGAAAATGAACTAGATGATTTTAAAGATCTAGATCGTATGCCTACACCGGGGCAACTAAAGAAAATGAGCGAGCATGAACAAGATATGTGGGTCCAACTTAAAGAAGGTTATTCGCACATTAAGAAGGCAGATATTAAAAAATATACTACCGCAATTGATGATCTTATTCAAGCATTAGATTTTGTAATTGAAAGTGCTAAGGCAACTCGAGCGCCTCGTAAAGCTAAACCTAAGAGTGCTACAAAACTTGTAGAGAAGTTGAAATATCTTAAAACAGATGAGAAGTTTAAACTAGCAAGTGTTACCCCAGATCAAATTGTAGGTGCAAGTGAGCTTTGGGTGTTTAATGTTAAAACACGCAAACTAGGCAAGTATACTGCAAGCAATATTGATCCAACAGGAACCGGTAGAGACGGGTCAGGGCTTAGTGTTAAAGGAACCACAATTATAGGGTTTAATGAAGCAGAAAGCATACAAAAAACTCTGCGGAAGCCAGAACTGCAACTAAAAGAATTTAAAGATGCAGGAAAAGTAAAATTGCGTAAGTTCTTAGAAGATATTGCAACAACTGATACAAAACTTAATGGTCGATGCAATCCTGATACGATACTTCTTCGCGTAAACTGATAAATATTAATATGAGCAGGATACACGACATTAGAAATGGTCTGACAGCATTGGGCGAAGCTATAGATGCTTTGCAAAGTAAACCGGCGCCTCAACCTGAAATATTAGATAGAGAACTAAGCGGAAACAAAATCAATGGCGGGATGATTACTAATTTCAAGTCAGTTGGTATTGTTGACGAAGCAAAACATGTAGCATTAACTGTACATAATGATGGCATTACAGTTAAAGCAATGAATGTGCAAGACATTAACAACGATCTTAGAGTTAACGGTCACTTAACTGTAAAAGGCGAAATACATGCAAGTAAATTACATGTAGATGAAATTAGTGCAGATGTACGAAATGAAAGATCTACGCCTTTAGAATTCAAAGCTGAGAATGGTAACATCAGCGGCAAAGGATTAATATGGACTGGCGCTGTAGATTACACCAAACAGTTTGTTTTTAGAGATACTCCAAACAGAATTTGGAGCAGTGAAGACATCGACATCGATCGTGACAGAGTTTATAGAATTGAAAAGTTACCTGTGCTTACACTAACTGCTTTAGGTAATAGTGTTACACAAAGTAATCTACAAAAGGTAGGAACACTACAAGGCCTTTCAGTTGAAGGTCGTGTAAATATTGATAATTTTGTATTCTGGGATAGTGATAGCCAAAGACTAGGAATTGGAACTGACAGCCCTAACGGATTAGTTAGTTTAAAAAATATTGATCACGAATTTGTTATAGATAATACAGAAGATAAGAAATTTAAAATTGGTACTTGGACTACTAGTGCTTTACAAATTATAACAGATGACACAACACGAATAGAAATTTCTGCTAATGGTAATATTTCTTTAAACAACAAAGTTACTGTAGAATCAGGACTTGGTGTAGGTGTTAAAAACTTTACAGATGATGTGAGCATAACTACAGCTAACGGAATTAGATTTCAAAATAAGAAATTTGAAGTCGGAGCAGGAATTCCGGTCGGTGGAAATTATGTCAAAGGAGATATAATATGGAACGAAAATCCGGCACCAACTGGTTACATTGGCTGGGTATGCGTAAGAACGGGAACTCCGGGGGAATGGAAACCGTTCGGCCAAATACAAAGTTAAATACCCAAATTACATTTTGGGAAATGTTAGCACGGGTTGGACCTGTGCTTTCTCTCTTTGCAATCACTATTTTGTGGTTTGTTGATTTTACAACTACATTAGAATATTTCTTTATAGCTATCTCTATAGCATTTGCGTTTGTAGCTATCACTTGGTGGTGGTGGATTATGATTGTTATTAAGACCATCAATACTAGTATGCAGATAAGTGTATCTAGATTTGAAGATATAGGGAAAGAACTAAAAGACCTAAAAAAAGACCTACAACACATGAGGAAGTAATGTTTGTCTTAGGCAACGGCGAAAGTAGAAAACGAATAGACATTAATTCGTTGCACGGAATAAAAATAGCCTGTAATGCTATATGTAGAGATAGTTTTGTAGATCATTTAGTGTGTGTTGATCGTCGAATGGTAGACGAAGCATACAACTTTTATCAAAGTAATTTCAATAAACTTTATACTAGACAAGAATGGTTAGTATCTAGGTCACATATGCAAAACCTATATGCTGTACCTGATATACCTTATCAGCCAATCAAAAGAGCAGACGAACCATTTCAATGGGGGAGCGGACCTTATGCTCTGTTATTAGCCGCAACTTCTAATTTTAAAGATATAAAAATGATAGGTTTCGACTTGCATGGCACAAATGACAAAGTCAATAATTTATATAAAAATACTAAACACTATGACAATAGTAATAAGAGTGCAGTTGACCCGAGCTATTGGATACATCAAATAGCAAAAGTATTTGAGTGTTTTCCAAAAACTCAGTTTACAGTATATAACAATGAAGGTTGGGAATTGCCCGATTCATGGAAATTATCAAATGTTTCACTTGACAACCTAAGTAATTTAATATATAATAAGTAGTATTAATAACAAGGACTTGGCGTCAACCCTTATAATTCTGCCGCCACATATTTTAACAGGAGAAATATATGGCTTACTACTCGACTAAAACATACGGACACAACATAGGACTTTCTGCAGTCTTTAGACAACCTAACGCAGATCATTCACACTGTCATTTGCTACATGGTTACAGTTTACAATTTAAATTTACATTTGGTTGTAAAGAACTAGACAACAAAAACTGGGCAGTGGACTTTGGCGGACTTAAACCTTTGAAGGCTTGGCTAGAAGATTCATTCGATCATAAGACTTGTATTGATATTAATGATCCACACAAAGCAGAGTTTTATAATCTACAAGATTTAGATTTATGTGAAGTAAGAGAGTTTGATGGAGTTGGTGTAGAGAAGTTTGCTGAACACGCCTGGCAGTTTGCAGACAACCTTGTTAAAGAAATGAGCGACAATCGTTGTTGGTGTGAATCAGTAGAATGTTCTGAGCATGGTGCTAATAGTGCAATCTATACACCCTTTCAAATACAGAAGACTTCATTCATAAATGGCTAAGATTGATAAATCAAAATACACTAAGCAAGAAATTGCAGATATTAGAGATCAGAAACGCAAACGCAAATTAGATAAAGAATTTGCTAGGCGACAAAAACTCTCTAATGTTGATCCTACATCTACTGATAAGAATATACTAGTTCTAAAACACGGAACAAAGTATAGTGCAGACTATGTTAATAAAATGTATAATATGGTAAAACAAAATTTATCATATAAACACAATTTTTATTGTATTACAGAAGATCCGAAAGATTTAAATCCAGATATTAATGTTATCCAACTTCCTCCTGCTCTAGCTGTTAGCGGTTGGTGGTATAAACCATATATCTATTCTGCAGAAATTCCAATTAACGGCACTATTTTATATTTAGATTTAGACCTTGTTGTAACAAACACTTTAGATAGACTGTTTGATTTTTATCCAGGTGAATATTGTGTAATTAGAGATTTTACAAGAGCCATGCGACCTAATTGGGAAAAATATAATTCAAGCGTTGTCCGTTTTGAAAAAGGTCAACTTGATTATGTATGGCAAAAATTTAAAAAGCAACACCTGCATATTATGAGAAGACACTTTGGTGACCAAGACTATCTTTGGGAAGAAACACAAGGTAAAGCAAAATATTTTCCAGATCAATGGATACAAAGTTGGAAATGGGAAATAAGAAAAGATAAAAGATTCAAACCAGGTATGACCAGAGGCAATAGAGAATTTATAACTATTGAAGATGTAAAAGCACCCGACGATTGTTGTATTGTTGCATTTCACGGAGATCCTAATCCACATAAGTGTAAGGATCCATTTATTGTTGACAAATGGAAATAAAGAAGTTATTATGGATTTAAAGTTTACAACATGTGAAGATTTTATGAAACAAACACAAAGGCGTATAGGTTTTGCATGCAAATATATGCATCCAGATCAAACACAAAAAAAGAAACTACTAGAAGAAATTCAACGACCATTAAACACTCGTAGCACAACTGTTGCTTGGCTTAATAGACAAACCCGCGATGTTGCTGAACAGCGACTATGGGATATTATGGTACATAACATTCAATCGTACTACAACTTGATTGAATATGTAGGGAGTTTACCGCATGAATTACGAATGGTTCGACTGGGTAGTGATGTCCTTCCTGTATACACTCAGTCTGACTGGTGCTACTATTGGAAACTACCTGCTGTGGTCGCATATTGTGAAAAGCATTTCGCAAGGGTCGGCGAGCTTGCAAGGCAGTTGGATGTACGGCTGTCTATGCATCCTGGTCAGTTTACTGTGCTTGCATCTGACAACCCTGATATAGTAAATAGAAGCATAGAGGAGTTTGAATATCATGTGGACGTCATTAGGTGGATGGGTTACGGCAAGAATTGGCAAGACTTCAAGTGTAATGTCCACATCTCCGGTAGACAAGGTCCAGCCGGTATCATCAACGCACTTCAACGATTGTCTCCAGAAGCACGAAACACACTTACTATTGAAAACGACGAAATGTCATGGGGTATCGACGCAAGCCTCGAACTTGAAAAACATGTCGCACTCGTACTTGACATACACCATCACTGGGTCAATAGTGGAGAATACATTCAACCCACCGACGATAGATTTGCTCGCATAGTAGATAGTTGGCGTGGTGTGCGTCCTGTTATTCACTATTCAGTATCGAGGGAAGATTGTCTTGTAGATTTTCCTACAGATGTTAAACCCGATATGTCTGTGCTATTAGAAACAGGTTACAAGAAACAGAAACTAAGAGCACATTCAGACTTTATGTGGAATACAGCAGTTAACGATTGGGCATTACAGTTCTTAAACTATGCAGATATCATGGTCGAGTCTAAATGTAAAAACTTAGCAAGCATTAAATTGTATAAATACGCTATAGGAGATCGTTATGAGAACAAAAGGGATAAAACAGAACTTATCGCTGGATAAAATTAGAGGTATAAGAATTGACACAGGGCCAGTTACATATATTCCTGTAAAAAAAGAAGAAAAATTTCCTGAGCAAGTTAAAATTAGGAAAACTAAGTCTAATGTTACTAAAGACGGATTAAAGTACTAATGAGATTTAACGAGCTTCAATCTTGTCCACGAACTCGTGCTAAAAAATGTCAGTGCGAAAGCATTGCTATATCAGAAGCTCAAGGTGATACAATAATTGCTCAATGTGTACTAGAACACTCAGACACTGTTAAAGGCAATATACTATGTATGCAAGCCACTAGTGGCGGAGTTACACTTATAAAAGGTACTATCTCAGGACTAAACCCAGGTGAGCATGGGTTTCATGTACACGAATACGGTGATTTAAGTCAAGGATGTGAATCAGCAGGTGGACATTATAATCCAGACGGTGTTGATCACGGTGATTTAGAAAACGGTCATGTTGGCGATTTAGGAAACATTACCGCAGACGAAAATGGTATTGCAAAATTTACAATTAAAGCAGATCGAATTGATTTAGTTGGTGATCGTAGCATTGTAGGTAGAGCATTTGTTATACACAGTGATACAGACGATCTCGGTAAGGGCGGCGACGAAGAAAGTTTAAAAACAGGTAACGCAGGTGATAGACTTGCTTGCGGAATAATTGTGTTAAGAGGAGACAACAATGATTAAAAAATGGATAAATGCTCGTTTAAGTGAAAGAACTACACTTGATGGAGCAGTATTAATTGGTGCAGGTATTGCATTTTTAATTTTTAAACCAATTGCAAGTTTAGTAGCATACGGTGCTATTGCATATGGTGCTTGGACTATCTACAAAAGAGAAGACTAAAGTTTACTAATATCTAAATTACTACTAGCGGGCATATCCCATATTTGTTTACGGGTTATGCCCATTTTTTGTGCAAATCGTTTAGAATCACAAGACCCGCACACATGAAAATAATTATTGTTTATACGATTAGGATCCATTGATCCTCTAGATCTTTCAAATTCTTTGCTACAACTATCACATCTCAATATAACCATAGTTACATTTCTGTAATAAGTATGCGTTTTTCCTAGTTTACTAGGACGCTCGTATCTCTTTTTAAGGGTGTATTCCTTTATGAACATAACTATATTTACATTAAGATTATAAAACAATACGATAAATAGTTATAACAAGAGGTTAAAGATGGAAATTTGCACACTAACTGAAGCAGCACAAGATCAGATCAGTCTAATTTGCAGGGAAAGAAACTGCTTCGCAGTAACTTTAAACCTCAAAGGTGGCGGCTGCGCAGGGTTTGAATATCAATGGAACACTGTTGATAATCAACTGGAACTAGAAGAAAATGACGAAATCATTGATGCAGGTGAAGGTAAGTTAGCAATAGGATCGCATAGTATTATGTTTTTAATAGGCACAGTAATAGACTATAAAAAAGACATAATGGGTGCAATGTTTGATATACAAAATCCTAATGCACAGAGTAGCTGTGGATGTGGTGTAAGTGTTAATTTTGACTTTGATAAATTAGCAGAAAGAGCATAATTGGAGCAATAAATGGCAAAACAAGATATTAATATTGGTGTAGAGGGTAATGACGGCACCGGCGATAGTATTAGAGAATCGTTTCGTAAAACTAACGAAAACTTTTCCGAACTATATGCAGTGTTTGGTGTTGGTGGACAAATTACATTCACAACACTAAGTGACACACCAGATGAACTTACACCCAATACTATTCCATTAGTTAATGATGCTGGTACACTAATACAACTAGTTGAACTTGCAAGTAATAGCGCATTAGGCGGCGGCGCCCAAGATACTATTACATTTAGTTTTGATTCTCCAGGAAAACTTGTAATTTCAAGTGCATTTACTCAAGTATCCGACGACCTAAGTCCTACACTAGGTGGACCTTTAGATGCAGGAGGTTTCGGTATTGCTAATGTTGGTATTAGTACAGCAGAAGCTGAACGTCTTAATACTACACATGATAGTTTAAGTGGAATAACAATTGACGATCTTGTAATTACTAAAGGCTATGCAGATCAAAGATATATTACATCAGGACTTCCGCTAAGAGTAGCAGAAGAACCTGCTGGCCGATTACACTACGCTTGGACTATAAACAGATATGTAGATGGCGCTATTGAAATATCAAACTATTATAAAGTAGATCAAAGTTTACAATCTGGTGGCCATGGACTTGAAAGTGGATCTAATGGTACTGCTATTAAATTCAGTGCTGAAGATACTGATCCTACTAATCTTACATCAAATACAACTTATTATATTAGGGTAGTAAGTCCAACAAGGCTTTGGCTTTACACTGAAGCAAATAAAGATTATGCTACAACAGATGTAGATGCAGATGCTTCAGCATTTAGAGTTCTTCCTTCCGGTACTATTGCTGCAGACGATGTACACACAATTACCGATGCATCACTTAATACTACATTGAGCGGAAACTTCTTAAGTGATACTGCAATGCCAAGAACTAGTGTTGTTCGCAGACAAGGCGATACAATGACTGGCAGTTTGTATTTGAACGATCATCCAGGAGAATTATCAGGACTTGGATCCCCAAATGGTGCAGAAGATTTACAAGCAGCAACAAAGTTTTATGTTGATAATACAGCATACAGTTCACCCGAAGTGCTTTTTGTTAGTACAAAAGGTGATGATAATATGAATGGTGTGCCTCCAGGAAAAGAAGGTACTTCATATACATACGCATTTGCTTCTATTAATAAAGCCGCAGAAAGAGCTGAAGAACTAATTCGTAGTGCGCCAGCAGAGCCTGGTAACTATATGCAATCATTAACACACACAAGTGGACAAACAGCCAGTGTTGTTATAAATGCAGATGTAGAAACACCAGTTTACGAACAAGCAAGAAAACTTTTAGATAACAACCGAGAATATATTGCTGCAGAAGTAGTTGCTTATGTAAACAGTGCGTTTCCTAATTTTTCATATAATATAGAGCTATGTCAAAGAGATGTAGGGCTCATAATTGATGCTATTGCATTAGATATTAATAGAGGTTTAACAGCTAACTATCTAACTATTCAAGCAGCACAAAGATATTATTCGGGTGTTAGTGCTAGAATAGCAATCACTTCACAACTAACAGAAACCGTTTCAGGAATTGTAAAAGCAAGAGACATTGCAGCTGCTTGTTTAACAAACGATTTATTTAACCAAAAGAATATTAGTTCTATTAGTGTTAATGCAATATCAGAAGTAGTTACTACAACTAATCACGGATTAACTAATGGCGATATTGTTGTATTTAGAAATGTCGAAGGTATGGTGCAAATTACTGACGGCACTAAAAAATATGTAAGAGTTACTGGTGCAAGTAGTTTTGAGCTTTATAACGATAGTGCTTTAGAAACACCATATGATACTAGTACATTTGATGGGTACACAGGCAGTGGTATTATTGGACAGATTTATCAAATTGAAGAAGATCAATACTTTGATTTAGGTACAATTTATACTATTACTACATCAGGAAATATTACAGTTGTAGCAGGTGAAACACTAACACAGACAGGTAG